GCTTGCGGCGATATTCAATGAAATCGCACCGCAGGTTGACGACTCGGGCAACCCTTCGGCCTTTCCTTATGTGACATACAGGATAACTTCTGACGTGGGGTATAATGACAAGGGCGCGACCGGAACCAATGCGATTGTTCAGGTTGACGTATATTCACGACTTCACACGACGCAAGCCGAGGACATCGGCAAAATCGTGCATGGGCTATTGCACCGGCAAGCGTTGGCGTTCACCGGGCACATCACGACCGAGTGTGAGGGCATCGAGACGATGACGGATGCAGACGGCGAAACGCGGCGGTGTATGCTGCGATTCCGCGTTATTGCGGCGGCTTAGGCCGCATGGTATAGGCAAGGCAACCTAGTGGGGGCAGATCATGGCTAAAACAGCAGGGCGCAAGGTCCGGATCAAAAGCGGCGGTACCGCAATCGCGGGCGCGCTGACCGATGCAATTACAATCAACAGAGAACACATCGAAATCACCGACAAGGGCGACGCGGGCATCCGCACTTTCTTGGGAGAAATCGGGACTTTCTCGATGTCTATGACATGCTCTGGCCGCCTTGATGGAACGACTTTGCTCGACATCGCGGAGGACTCGACCAATGTCTTGAACAGTTTTGTTTTCGACATCGACAGCGTTGGAACGTTTACCGGCTCATTCGGCATCACGACTTTCGAAATCGGTGGCGAAGATGGAGCCAACGCGGCGACCTTTAGCGCTACGTTTGAAAGTTCGGGCGCTATCGTTTGGGCCGCAGCAACACCGTAAGGAGTATTCATGCCGGGGCTTTTTCGTGAGGTCAGTATTAAGTGGAAGGGTGAGGATCTCCGGTTCGTACCCACAATGGCGCTATTGCGCCGCATGGAAAGCGAAGGTGTGAGCCTATCCAAAGTCGCTTTGCAAACTGTAAGCGGTGATCCGCCCGTCAGTTTTTTGTCTCTGATGATTGCCCATATGATCCGCGAAGCGGGCGGCACGGCTACAGAGGAAGACGTCTTTGAAGAACTTATGACCGGCAAGACCGACGATATCGTCGCCTTGATTGAGACCTTTTTGAAGGTGTGTAATCCAACTGAGGACGACCCAAAAAAGCCCGAAGCTTCCGTGGCGGTCAGCAAGCCCAAGCGGAAGCCGACGAAATAGCGCCGATTGACTGGACGAACCTCTACCTCTTGGCCAGGGGGTGGGGAATCCAGCCTAGCGAATTTTGGGGAATGACACTTGCCGAATTTTGGGCCGAATATGAGTACCACGCCCCGGCAGACCAAGCCGGGACATATGCAGGCGGACTAACGCAAGGTCAGGTGGACGATCTGCGGGAATGGATGGAAGGCGGGTATAAATAATGGCACTGCCTGATCTTATCGTCAACATTTCCGCCAATGCAGACGCCTTAACGAGCGGCCTGAGTGCGGCACAAGGCCAGATCGCGGGTTTTGGATCCAAGGCCATTGCGTCTTTTCAGGGCATCAGTGCTGTCGCGACCAGCACCGCAAGCAAGCTCACGGCGGCCCTTTCGCCGATTCATGAGGCCGCCGCGTCTGGCGTGTTCGGCCAAATGGGAACCGATGCCGCGCAAGCATTTTCAAACTTTAACACTGCAATTGCAACCGCCAGCCAGTCTGCAACCACGCTTCGCACAATCATGGCGGGCGGTATCTTTGGCATCATTACTGCGGTTGCGTCTGCGGGCGTCTGGTTCTACCGGCTCCAAGAACGCGCGGGCGGTGTAAGCAATGCCGTTGGCCTGCTTTGGGACGTGGTGAAGGAAGCATTCGGACGGATCAAGATGGCGGTCGATGGACTCGGCGCTGTTTTTGTGGCGTTTAGCTCCAGCATCCAGCTTGTTTTCGTTAAGATGTTTTCGTTCATTTCCCAAAAGTTCGCCGAATTCATCAACCCAATGATCCGCACGATAAATAACGTGATGGAGCGGCTAGGGTTCGAGACGAAGATTGCAGAGATCGGCGCGGCGACCAAGCGATTCACCGATCAACTTGAAACAGATCTAGCAGGCCGCGCGGTCAAGGCTGCCGCAACGGCAGGCGCGGCATTCTCAGGCATGGTGAAGCCGCTCGAAAGTTGGCGCAAGATTCAGGAGTTGATGACTGACAAGCCGGACCTCACAACGCCTGAGGCACCAGAAGCGCCAGGGACAACGGCCACGACACCGGGCGCAACAACGCCGGGCCGCGATGAATTGCACGAGCGTTATTTGAGGTTGCAAAAGCACCTTATGAGCCGCGAGGAATTGCTGACGCAGCAATATGAACGCGACCTTGCATTGCTTGAAGTCTACCACGAACGCGAAGGCACGCTGGAAGAAAAGCGGGTGGCTGATCGGCTTGCATTGCAAGAACGCTACACCACCGCGATAAATGCGATCCGAGAAAAAGAACGGCAAGCCTCATTCCGTGCAATTATCGGCGGGGCCGAAGAAATCTTTTCAGCGCTAGGCGTGCGCAATAAAAAACTGCTCCGCATGGCCAAGATATTCGGGGCCGCACAAGCGCTTGTCTCGACGATGCAAGGCGCTGCAAAAGCCTTGTCTGATCCAAATCTGCCGTTCCCGGCTAACATTGCAGCAGCCGCAGCGGTCGTCGCCAAGGGCATCGGCTTTGTAAATGCAATCAAGGGAACGAGCGAAAGCGGCGCGACAGGCGGCGGCGGTGGCGGTGGAGGCGTCGGGCGCGGAAGTGCAGCCGCCCCAGCAGTGACACAAGAGGGCCAAAGATCGACCGCAGCGGTGATCAATCTAAGCGGCGGGGATATGTTCTCCCGTGATCAGGTGGTGAGCCTGATCAATAGTATAAATGAGGCAATGGAAGACGGAGCGAGGTTGCGTATCGCGTAATGATGACAAAAGAGCAAATACAATCACGACTGCACGCCCTGGATTATTACGGCGGGGCTATTGATGGAATCATTGGGCCAGTGACGCGGGCCGCGATCATGGCTTTTCAGCGTTCGCGCGGGCTTGTTGTTGATGGCATCGCGGGGCCTAAAACCCAGGCCGCCTTGCAGCTTGCAGCCACCATGAGCCCGGCACCAAATCATGAGCTTGACGCGCGCAGCGAACGAAACTTGCGCGGCGTGCATCCTGACCTCGTGGCGGTCATGCGGGAAGCTATCCGGCGGCACCCGGTCAAAGCAACGATCACGGAAGGCTTGCGCACGTTGGAACGGCAACGCAAACTGCTTGCCGCCGGGGCAAGCCGCACGCTCAAAAGCCGTCATCTAACCGGTCACGCGGTTGATGTAGTATTCATCATGGACAAGCGCGCGCGTTGGGATTGGCCGTTGTATAAAGATTTCGCGGATACTGTTAAGGCGGTGGCCAAAGAAAAAGGCATCCGCGTGGTATGGGGCGGAGACTGGCGGACCTTCAAAGATGGGCCGCATTTCGAGTTGTACAGAAAGGACTACCCATGACAGGCGAACAAATCGCGGGCGTAATTCGCGCACTCTCAGCAGCAATCGGCGGCTACTTCGTCGGCAAGGGCATTGTCGATGCTGACACAGTGGCGGCAATCGGGGGCGGCCTCGCAACCGTTGCGACCGCGATCTGGTCAATCTGGGCCAAGAAACAGGCAGGCAAGTGACGGTCATATTCCAGGCTGGCTACACGCTACCAAGCGGAGACCAGCCGCTCACACACGCGCGCATCGCCCACAGCCTTAATTGGCTGGCGGGCGGTGATGTTGTTGCTTTCGACGGATCGGCGCTGCTACTCGAAAGCGGCGACGGGCTATTGCTTGAGGACGACAGCGCAATTCTGCTTGAAAGTTCCAACAACACGACGGCGGGGTATTATGTGGCTGCGCCCGACAATTCGCTGACCTATGAGCTATGGCAGCCAAGCGCAATTCCGGCGACTTGGGAATATGACCACGGTTCCAGCGCGACCGACCAAGACTATTGCGCAATCGCGGCGCATACGCTTGGCACGGCGGGCAGCACGATCAAGGTTCAGTATTGGACCGGCGCGGCCTGGTCTGACCTATGCCCGGCAACCGCCATCACTGACGACAGCCCGATCTTAATCATCTTTGAGCCCACTACGGCGCAACGCTGGCGGCTCAATATCACGGCGACGACCACAAACCCCACGGTCGGCGTGATAAAATTCGGCAAAGCGTTGCAGATGCAGCAGGCTATATATGGCGGGCATAGTCCCATCAATCTTGCACGGCAGACGGTGTTGCGATCCAATCTTTCGGAGACGGGCGAGTTCTTGGGGCGCACCAAGCAACGGGCGTTGCTTTCGACTTCCTACGCCTGGACGCACCTTAAAGCCGACTGGATCCGCACCAATTGGCCGACGCTACAAAAGGCGGTGGAGGCCGAGCCATTCTGGCTCGCGTGGCGTCCGGCAGACTATGGCGAAGTTGGGTTTTCCCAAACAGACGCAGTGCCGATCCCGCAGAATATGGGGATCAAAGATTTTATGCAGGTTGAGCTTACAACACGCGCGAGGGCTTGGGACTAATGGCAGACACGAAAATTTCCGCGCTGAATGCTTTGACCGGCGCGAACAGCGCGACGGATGACGTATATGCAATCGTTGACACGGACGCGACCGAGACCAAAAAACAGACGCGCGCGGAGTTATTTAAGGGCGTGCCGCACCTGGAAGTCTCAGGCGGCGCGGCTATCGGATACGTGACGGGCTCAGGCGGCACGGTCACGCAAGCAACCTCCCGCACAACAGGCGTCACGATCAATGAGCCGTCGGGTGCAATCACGCTTGTAAGCGCGGCGGGTACAACTTCCTGGCAGACTTTCACGGTGACGAATAGCACTGTCGCGGCGACTGACGTCGTGATCGTGTCCCAAAAGTCCGGCACCGATCTAAATATGATCGCGGTTACGGCGGTCGCGGCGGGAAGCTTCAATATCTCATTTGCAACGACCGGCGGCACCACGACCGAGCAACCGGTGTTTAGCTTCGCAGTGATTAAGGGCGCGACGTCATAATGACCGAGACGACGCCAGGCCGTGAGATTGTGCAGCTTGTGGAGATTGTCCAGCCATTGTGCGGCAATGTTTACGGGCAGGCACCTTGCACGGCTTCCGGCCCGGCGGCGGAAAGATGCTATAACACAAGGGCAACGTGTCAGGATGGAAGCAATTACGCTCTCGGCGATCCGTTGCGGCTTTTCTTTTCGCGCGGACACGTAGCAGAGCAAGGCATTGACGGCGCGGCGTATATCATCCCAAGTCTTGTCTCAGTCTCGACAAGCCCAACGCGCATCAATCTCGCGGGCGCAAATCCGGACGCGCAAGGTCTAGGCAATCGGGCCTTGTGCACGATTACGCTTGCAGACCATCAACACACCGACCGGCTTGTCGATCCATACCTTGATGGGCGGACATGGAACCCGCTCGACCGCGAGCGCGGGAGCTTTTGGTCTCGGTGGCTTATCCGCAATAAGTACCGCCAGAACATCATCATCAAAGTCTATGAAGGGTATGCGGGCCAGTCATTGGCGCAAATGACCGTGCGCCAGTATTTTTTGCAATCGATCGCGGGGCCTAGCAACGGACGCGTCACGCTGCAAGCAAAGGACGTGCTTGCCAAGATCGAAGAGCGCAAAGCACAGGCACCGATCGCGAGTGCGGGCGAGTTGTATGCGGCCATTGACGCAAGCCAAACAAGCATTGAAGTCGCGGGCGCGCTAGTCTCTGAGTATGCATCAAGCGGCACGCTTCGCATTGGCGATGAATTGATGACCTATAGCGCCGTTTCATCAAGCGTGAACGGTATCACATTCACGATCACGGATAGAGGTTCCGACGGCACGACAGCCGCAGAGCATGACGCGGAAGCGAGCGTGCAACAGTGTCTGAGATATACGGACCAGCCTTTCTACCTAGTCCTTGCCGATCTTTTGGAAACCTACGGCGGGATCGATGCGGCATACTTAGACACGGCAGGCTGGCAGACGGAATATGCGCAATTTGCTTTCGCCTATAAGCTCACAACGCTAATTACGGAACCAACATCGGTCGCACAGCTTGTCAGCGAGTTGCAGGAACAAGCGCTTGTTTATGTGTGGTGGGACGAGCGCGATGCGCTGGTCAAGCTGAAAGCAATTCGCGGCATTGATGAGGAACCGCCGGAATTGAGCGATAGTTCCAACATCGTTGCCGGTTCCGTATCTTTCCAGGAAATGCCGCGCCAGCGTGCATCACAGGTGTGGATTTGGTACGCCCGCGACAACTTCGTGCGGCCCGTCAATGACGTTAAATCCTACGCAAGCCTCATCGTCGATGCGGATCTTGCAAGCGAAGGGCCGCAACAGTACGGCGAGAAGTCAATCCGAAAAATCTTTGGCCGTTGGCTTCCAAGCGGCGCACTAGCTGAGACGACAGCCTCCAAAATCATCAGACGATACGTTGACGTTCCGTCTCAAATTAAATTTCGGCTAGATGCAAAAGACCGCGCAATCTGGATTGGCGACGTTGTTGCCATATCGCACTATCTCGACGTTGATTCCTACGGCGCACGGCGGGTTAGATATTGGACCATCACAAGCGCGGAAGAGGTTGTACCGGGCGAGGTTATTGAGTATCACGCGGAAGATACGACGTTGTATGGGCGCATATATTACATCATGGCCTCCAATGCGGCGGACTATCCAGGATATGATGCGGCACCGTTCAAAAACTGCTATATTGGAGACGCGGCGGGGCTACTAAGTGACGGCGCGGAGGCTGGTAAGATATCATGACAACATATTCGCCAATTTCAAATACGGAAATTGACCAAGACTCCCCAATCACGCAGCCACTCGTAACGGCATTGCGCGACAATCCGATTGCGATATCAGAGGGCGCAGCAAGCGCGCCGATCCTCTCCACCTCATGGCATCCTTATGACGCGGTGACGGTTGGAGATGGCGCGGACGGTATCATTTACGACTTTTCAGTTGACGGGGCCGCGTCTAGTGTCGAAAGTCCGGCCTTCGAAGATGGCTACGAATACGCATTTTTCGTTTCAGACATTAGCCACAGTGACACAGGGACTTCGCGCGCCTTTCAAATTGAGCTTTATCAGGAAACAGCGGCGGCATACGTCACGGCGGCTGCAATCACCAGTGCAGTATCAAACACCATAAGCCTAAAAGGAATGACCAGGGTTGCATATCCGCGCATTGATGGGCGAGTGTTTGTTTTAGAAACGATTTATCCTTATTGGTATCCCGCGACCTTCCCTGCTACGGGTGCTGTTATTGTGTCAAATTTTGGAGCCACCGATCAGGTCGAGACAGCCGCTTCCGACAAAATATCTAAAGCGCGTCTAGCTTTTGGGGCTGGCAACATAGACGCAGGAACCATCGCCATGTACCGGCGCAGAGAATACATCACGGGCTAAAACATGAGCGATGAAACCCCCTCCCAATGGCACGTCTCAAAATCAATCCCGCTTACGGTTCTGATTGGGCTTGCCGTGCAAGGCGCGGCTTTCGTCTGGTATGCCAGTGCGATGCAGGCGCAAATTGACGGCAACACAAAAAGCATTGAGAGACTTGAGCGGGACTTCGGCACGCTTGAAAGCGCAAGCAATGCCCAAGCGATCCAGCTTGGCCGCATCGAGGAAGGCATAAAAGCCATCAACTCCCAGCTCGCCACGCTGACAAGCCGTCTAAGCGGTGCCGCCCGATGACGCGGGCCATAGTCCTGCTAGGCATGGTTTTTGTAGCCATCGCGGGACTTTTCCGCTGGCGCGCGCAGGGCATCAGAGACGCAATTGACCGGCTTAAATCACAAGAGGCCGAACGGATACGGAGAATGCAAGATGACGCAAACAAGGCTAGGGCTGATCAGCCTGTTGATCCTGACGACATTATCAAGCGGCTGCGCGAGGCTGGACGCCTTCGAGACTAGCCACAGCACCTACATGGTCGCGTGCGATGAATTGCGCAAGGATCTGCCGTCGTGGCATAAAAACGACACGCCGCGCACACTCGAAACCGGCGAACGCTTTGTCAGGACTTTTCGGGCAGTGTGTGGCCTTCCGCAATCAAAAGCTCGCTGAGAGTGCATTTATGCTCGGGCAGATCGACAGTCACAAGCCATCGACCATACTTGCCCGAGCGGTCCTTATGCGTGCGGATAGTGACCTCGCGCCCTGGCGGCAACAGGGCTTCGACGCGCGCCTTGGCAAGTAGCCCGGCGGCCTTTTCTTCCAGATCTCGCGTGCGGACTTCTGGCGTGTCGATACCATACAGGCGCAGGTGCTGGTCCCGCGCCCATATCTCCAGGCCTAGATCGATGTCGGCAACGATTGTGTCACCGTCGATCACGCGTCGAATTTTGGCTCTGTATTCGTACACTTGCCGCCCTCAATTGTGCGAAATTTACGCTCCATAAGGCACGCCACGATCCGTTGCATGTCGGACCGGTGGAATCCGTGCTCTTGTTCCAGTAGCCCGCGAAGTCTCTTATTCTCCGCCCGCAGCCTAACACATTCCGAACGGCTATCATCCAGGATTTTGGCCAGCTGCTCAAATTGCGCCGTGATGCGGTCCAGGTTCGCCTGAAGGTTCCGCAACATCAGTTCCATCAGCATTTTCAGGTCTTGATTTTTCATGGTGGTCTCCGTTATAAATGCGCGCGCCTTTTCTCCGGGGGCGCAAGGGGCGGGTTGAGCGGTGGGGGCACTGGCTCCCCGTCCCGCCTTTTTACAATCAGCCAAAATCATGAAAAAATCAACAATGTTCAGAACTATTTGTGCCGCGCTATGTGTTTTGATGGCAACACCTGCCGATGCGGCCCCGACGCGTTGCTTGCCTGCAAAGATCAAATCCACGCTAAAAAGCCTTAAGCGCTTCGGGAAAATCCAGATCATCAGCACCTATCGCCCAGGCGCACGGATCGCAGGCACGCGACGGCGGTCTAAGCACGCGTCCTGCCGTGCGGTGGACTTTCACATTCGCGGCAACAGGCGCGCGGCCTTGCGTTGGCTAAGGAAACAACGTTTAGAGATAATCACCTACGGATGCGCCATGCACCATATCCACATCGCGCCGGGCTCATATCGCGGGCATCATTGCGTGGATAGATCAGGGCGTCGGAGGCGTTAAGGTTGCATCCGCCATTCTATGAGCTGGCGGCTTGCGTCCTCCGCGCCGTGACCAACGATGACGCTGTGGCCTATCCCTTCGAGATAGGCAATCACCTGGCGCTGGTCGGGCGATAGACGCCCGCCCTTCGCGCGTTTCATCTCCACCCATAGATTCCACTCGGGTACAAAAAGATCAGGCACGCCCGGCACTACGCCTTCGGCTTTGAGCTTGCGCGCGGTGGCCGGGTGACGCTTGCCGCCATTGGGAACGGCAAGAATCAGGACGCCTTGGAAGCGGGCGCGGAACCAGACCACGAAACCGACTTGTTCGTCGTGTTCACTCGTCACGGAACACCACATCTTTGCAGGGGCCGCACCATGAGTAGCCGTGCAGCTTTTGTTGCCCGCAGAAAGTAATATCCGCGCCTTGGCCAGTTGGAAACCGGCAATGATGCGGTTCGAGGTCTAGCAAGCCAAGGCCCTTGTGCTTTCTGGGCGTAGGCATTTCTACGTTAACAGAAGGCCCGCGGGGCTTGTATCGAAAGCGCGGCGGTTCCGGGGGCTTGGCTTTAGCCTTGGCTTTGATCTTGGCAACATTGAGCGGCGCACGACGGCGCGCGGCGGCTTTTTTGCTGACAGGCACTTGCGCGTGGAGCCCCAACCGATGCACCTTTCCAATGACTGCATTCCGCGTGCAACCCAATATTGCGGCGATTTCGCGGAATACCTTACCCTCGCGAGTCATGCGGGTCAGTTGTTCCACCCGTTCATCGGTCCAGAACATTAGGCATCCTTCCCCTTGCGCGCGATCTTGGGCAGATCAATTTCAGAATCGAGCGGCAGCGCGGGCGGGGTTGCGCCGTTGATATCAGCGCGACCGAGTCCTGACCTGATCTTATCGAGCGCGGTCATGATCTCCGCACGGCGCATCATTTGATCGGTCAAGATCCGGTTCAATTCTCTTTGAATAGTTTCATCCGATTCGCGCAATGCGGCCTCAAGATTGGCCAGCGCTTCCTTTTCCTGTTTCGCGACAGTGTTTGCGGTGGCCGTCGCGTCCTGGATATGATCGAGCATAAGTTGCGTCTGCATTTTGTTTTCTCCGGTTAGAATGGCGGGTAGGGGTCCGATTCGTCACAGCCGATCGGCATCACATCAGCGGGCACAAGGTCCCGCCAGTGCAAGCAATATCGGCCGTCGATCAAAGATTGACACGAAAGGCAGCCGGGTTCAAGACTTTTCGGCTCATATTCCGTGCAATTTTGCGGGCCAGCTTCGGGCACGATTTCATCGTATACGACGCACCGCGCGCCTTGCAGGTTGATGCAGCCATCACAGATTTTCAAAGTACACCTCCACGACGTTTAGAAAATCCCCGTCTTGCTTGACCTTGATTTCAACTGGCGTCGGCCAGTCCTGCGCACTTGCAAGGGCTTGCTCGGCTGTTGCTGGCGCGCCTCTACATTTCATTTGCACCAGCCTTTTATAATATTTTTGCATGGCATAGCCTCCATGCTGCGGGCAAAGCCATTCGTTGGCAGTGCTTAATCCGCAATGATAAGTGACCTTGAGGCTGTCGGGCTTCCCCTCTTTTTTGTGGATGGAGTATGTAACGTGGCTGACCGGTAAATATTTGTATTTTACCAGTGATCCGCGCGGCGCTTGTGACTTCAGTAACGCGCCCTCATACGCCTTGGAATCGTGCCGCGGTTTGATCGGTTGGGGCTCAGACTCAAAAACAAATCCGCAATCGGGGCAGATCATAACGCCGATTGGAATATGAGAGGCACAATCGGGGCAAGTCTTAATCGGTTCCTCACCCTTGCCCGGCGTTTTTGGTTTTATGTCGTCAATAAGCCCGTGGCGGTTTACATTGGAACCATAGTCAAGCACCAAGCAATTTTCCTTGCCCTCATTAAGACGCGTGCCGCGCCCGACCATCTGCACGTATAGACTGGGCGATTGCGTGGCTCGAAGGATTGCCAGCAAGTCCACGCCGGGCGCATCAAATCCCGTTGTCAGCACGTTTACATTGACCAGGCAACGCAACTCGCCCGCCTTAAACCGCGCGATCCTATTGTCGCGCTCCTCTGATCCATGCGAGCCGATCAGAACCTCCGCGTCTATGCCGTGCGCCTGGATTGCTTCGCAGACGAGTTGGGCATGGCCAACGCCGCAGCAGAAAACGAGCCACGATTGACGATCGGCACCGCGTTGGACAATCTCAGCCGCAGCGGCTTTGACCAGTAACGGATCGGATGCGGCCTTAGCCAGATCATCCTCCCGATACTCGCCTCCCTTGATGCGCACGTTCGTTAAGTCGATGGATTGCTTGACCGCCTTAGATACGATCGGCGACAGCCAGCCGTCGTCCATTAGATCGCCGATCTTGATATCATGCGCGATGCCGTCAAATAGTGCCTTCTCGCCCTTATGCAGCCAGCCCTGGTCGAGGCGATAAGGGGTCGCGGTCAATCCGATAATCTTGCACTCAGGATTGCGGGCCAGGATTGCAGCCAAAAATTTGCCGTAGCGGGTCGAGGACTTGGCCGGGACCAGATGCGCCTCATCAATGATAACAAGATCCGGCACGGGCATGTCGTGCGCGCGCTTGTGAACGCTTTGGATTTGCGCGTAGGTGATGGGCTTGGATAAATCCTTCGACCTCAGGCTTGCGCTATATATCCCAATCTCCGCACCCGGGATCATCGCGCGAAGCGTCCGCGCGCCTTGGTCGATCAGTTCCTTGACGTGGGTCACGATCACGACGCGCGAATTATACGCCAGCGCGTCGCTTACAATCTGGCCGATCATGGGTGTTTTGCCGCTATTGTGATGTCTGACAAAATGCCCGTCGAGATAAAGGCGGTCACCATCAAGCTCAAAACCAAAGTATTGTCCCCGGCCAATATGGCGAGTGGTTATTGCTGTTACATCAACGCGTTTTTTTTGCCGTCTTTTGGGTGCAATTCGGCGCGGCACTCGGCACGGAACAATTGAGCAATCGCCAGAAATGCTAACGCGCCAATAGGTCCCGGAAAAATTGTTCTGACATGACTTTGTGCATTCTGTTTTGTAAGCGGCGAGCCCTAATGACCTGCAAATGAATACGATATCATCAGCAAGTCCTTCCGACGCGCTTATCCAATCGTATCCACCCTTTGTCGCGCTTCCGTCTGTATCGATAAGACCGGCAAGAATGTCGAGCCTCTGCTTCCTGCTTGCTATCATGTATTGTCTTGGAACGCGTTTATGGTGCGCGGTCTTACCAACAAGGTTAATCGACTTAAAAAGCTCCCGACATCTATTCGGAGATGATCGACTTGCTGTCGGGTCAACGATGGTGCAATCCCACGCTGTCTTTCTATCATTGTCCCACCTGATGGTAATTTTGCAGCCCTTTGATTCAGCCCAAGCTGAAACTTCGGCCACGACTTCTTTTTCCGCCGTTGTAATACGAGGCGTCCCTTGCGTCATTGATCCATCGCCAATAAACGCACCAACGATCCAGGCGGGAATGCTCTGCTCGGCCTCTGGAAAATCGACAGCACACCTTTGGATCTTGTGCAGGTGCTTAAACCACTTTGTCGCTAGATGAAAATCGCCAGCGGTCACCTCAGCGACGGATGATTGCATCCCTTTCTTTTCTGGCGTCCGATAGAGGCTGAAAAGATGCCCGGCGTTCACAACGAAAGTTTCGCCTTTCTTTGGCGTCACTTCAATCATGTCATCCTCGCCGCGATGAAGTTTTACAACCCTTCGCGGCAATCCATCTGGACCCATGACCATATCCCCGACGCAAATTTTCTCGACGGGCTTTGTGTCTCCATTGTGCATAAGGATTAAATGCCCTTTTTCGTGGCATCCGGTCGGGGCTACAAGCAGGGGATTGCGCCCCTTGCCTTGTTCCCAGTAGCTATACAGCCCGCGTATTGCGGCTTCCTGATAGGGGCGTAAGGTAATCATCTCCGCGCCTCCCAATACAGCGCCAGGGCCTCGTGTATAATGTCGGATATGGGCATGTCGCGCCGGTGCGCCTCATCTTGCAGCGCGCGTTTTTCCGTGGCGCTCATGCGCAAAGCGAAATTGATCGGGCGGTGCTTTTCCTCGCCCCTGCGTGGTCGTCCCATGGTGTCTGTCTCCGTTGTTGGTGAAAAAAAGCTATCACAAGTCATTTTTTATTGCAATGCCTATTGACTATCGGAAACGCAACGCGTATATTTAGAACATCAACAGAGAGGAACACACAATGAAGATCAAAATCGAAACTCAAGTCCTGGCCGGCAATTTCGACTGGTGGGGGGATGGCTACCAGGAGTTCGCAGGCATCTACTGCGAACGGCTGCGTGAGGCCTGGGAGCGCGACATCGCCCCATTGCGGCGTGAGGGGCACGAGGTCGAGATTGTGATCGATTTTCAGCCCAATGCCACAGGCGCCCGCGATCAGGAGGTCTGGGTCACCGCGACCGGCGAGGATTTGGACCAGGAGGACGAGATAGAGAGGGCCGTTACGGCCTCGCTGACGGAGGAGGATTACGTCCTCGATCAGCTGACTCGCGAATACTGAGCACTAGGCGGGGGCTTCGGCCCCGCCCAAACTACGGAGAACCCCCATGCAGCAGATCGATTGCACATATATTATCGCCGACCCCGCGCTGTGGCAGGCGGAATACCCCGAAGATGGCGACCGCCACGCGATCCAGGAGATCCTGGATCAAGGCGCATATGAGGGCTATGCGCACGACTTCTGGTTCAAGCACGACGCCCTTGAACTGGCCGAAAACGCCGAAAGCATCGAGGCCGCCGAAGCAATCTTGCAGGCCGCATACATCGGCCCCGACGACATGGGCGTCGGGCTGGAATGGCAGATCTCTTACTAATCAACAGGGGCGGAGGGTAATCATCTCCGCGCCTCCCAGTATATCGACTGACCCTCCGGGCAGCCTCGGCAACGTGCTGCTTTCATTGTCCTGGTCTTTCTGTTTTAATCTATCTGTTTT